GCTGAAGCAGTAACGGTCACCGTAGGAGCCTCAGGAGCCTTGTCATGGGTTTTCTTTGAGTTCTTTGTCTTTGCAGCGTTCTTCTTGAAGAATACGTCGTGGTTCAATCCGATAGGACCGAACTGTGACTCAAAACGCTGAACGTGCTGACCCATAATACCGTTCTCGAGGGACTGGGTGTTCGGCACGATGAACTTATTACCGTAGAAATTCTTGACAAAGTCGCTCAGTACGGCAGGAGAAGCATAAAGCTGGGTTGCTAAACCGTAGTTCTCAACGATAGAGTTTGCGCCACTTTCGATAGCGTCCTCACTCAGAGCGGCACCACGCATATCGATGACATGCTCAGAAGTCATGTATGCGTTGTAGTCAGCCCAAGCGTCGCTTTGCTCTTGTTGAGCGATAAAGCCGTTGAACTCAAGAGGTATCTTCTTCTCATCACCAAAGTAGAGCGAACGGTTCAGCTTGCGGAGTATCCACATAGTACCGTCCTTGATGGTACGTTCCATAACGTTACCAATACTTGTGTTGACAAGAGTCATCTGGTGAGTAACCGACTTGGTTACACCAAGATACTTAACCAACTGAGCTCTGCGGACATAGATAGAGTCTTCCTCCTCAGGAAGTTCACCCTCGGCATTGAAACCGCCTGTATCCTGACCGTAGCTTGTCTGTTGATTATACTCTTCTACTGTGTTGTAAGCTGGCTTCTTAGGAATGTCCTTCCAAAGACGAATATCTTGCTCACGGAAAGTAAGATGCTTCAGGGTCTTTTCAAGTGACTCGACCTTCAAAGGAGCACCGCTGGCATCGGTCATGTCAGTTGTCTCACGGCCAGTAATGTTCTCAGCCGCAAGAGCCTTGTTCAGCTGAGCTACCGACTCTTGACTCCCCTGACCAAAACCGTCGCCTTGGTAGCCGTAGTCGGCAAGATTGATGCTAAGTTTTTCCATTTTCTTTTATCTATTTTGATTTGAACTTTTACGTTATTACTTGTCGTCGATTACAACGCCAAACTTCTCTTTAAGCCTTTCTCGTACTTCAGGAGCGACCTGCTTTGTTGCTTCATAGGCTGTGCAAGCCTTACTAAACATTTCATCGTAACCTCCGTTGTGGAATGTTGCAGCATCAAGCACCTCATCAACAGCAGCCTTATTAAGGATGCTAATATGAGTCAAACCGTCGGCAGGTGCTTCAGGATTGAGCTCGTCCTCACCGCCTTTACCAAAGGTACGTTCAACGGGACGAGCAGCCGCATGGCGTACAGCACGAGGTGCAGTAGGTGCAGAACCGAACTCATCAAGCTGAGCCTGAAGAGCAGCGATGTTTTCATCCTGAGCTTTGATAAGGTCTTTTTGCTCGCTGATTTGGTTGTTAGCGAGTTCAAGAGCGTCAATAGCCTTTTGCAGGTCGTCAGAGTTCGCCTTAATCAGTACTCCGCAAGCCTTAATGAACTGGCTTTGCTGAACGTGTGATGTAGCGATTGCCTTCTCGATAGCGTTAAAGTGGTCGAAGATGCCGCCTTTCTTAACGCAACCGCCTTTCTTTTCGGTGTCCTCGTCATCATCGTCGTCTTCGTCGGTGTCCTCGTCCTCAGTTTCCTCATCGTCATCCTCGTCGGGGTCACCACCTTTCTTTACTTTGCTACCCTTGTCATCGTCATCCTCGTCGTACTCCTCATCATCCTCGGGAGCGGTTTCTTCCTCATCGGTATCGTCCCCCTTAGTAATGTCAAGCTGCGATGAGTCTAAGCCGAGTGCATCATAAGCCTTAATGATGTCGTCCTCCGTTATGACTGTTGAATTCTTTTTCATTGTAGCTACATTTTGAATTAAACTAAAAATTTGTTTTGCTTTTTCTATCTCTATATTTGGGTTGGTACGGAAGATAAAATCAAAAACCTCTGCTTTACCAAATTCTAAGTTCTTTAGTTTACTGTCAACATGTTCTCGTTTCAATGCTGCAGCGTCTTCGGTATTAAGGTCTTTTTCTTCCTTTTTATCTTCCCGCTCCTCATCTTCCTCGTCGTTTAACTCATCAAATTCACCTTTGATAATATTTGCAAAGGTCTTAGGATTTTTAGGCATATACGTTATCGCTACACCTGTGATAACTGCCTTATCAATCTTATTATAGTCTGGGTCAGCAGGATTATTGCTCTTACGGCTCAGCACTCTACCCTCTATTGAGTAACCTAAATGACGTGTTTTGGAGTCCTTTTCGAGTGTTTGAGCCAGTTGGTAAATATTTCTTGCTACTGGGCTCGAAGGATATAACTTGGTTTCTATATATAATCCGTCTTTGCGGATTTCTGCCTTGGTAGGTTCGCCGACAATAGTTTCAGGGGAAGTCTTTGCTTGGTGATGCCAATTGACCAGTCCTGTCTTCATAAACGGACCAAGGTCAAAGCCTTTCGGGTCAAGATATTCATCATCAGCGTCTTTATCTGCCGTTGATGCAATACCGCCGAGTAGCATTTCTTCTTCGCCTGTCTTCTCGTCGATTTTACCTTTATATATTTCTGTTGGGCAATAAAACTTAAATCTTCCTGCCATTGCTTAAACGAAAAAAGTTGTCA